CACACTCATTCCATACTTTTAATAAAGCCTGTTGAACACTTACACTATTGGGATAAGCTGTTTGACCTTGTATTTCTTTAATTCTTTCTGCGTTCATAGTTCTACTTTTAAATTATTAATAAATATTTATTTCTTGGTAGTTTCAAATTGGTAAAGGAATACGCTAAAGGTCTTAACAAACTTTTCATTGTTACTCAATTCATATTCTCCCATAGTATCTAATATACCATGCACAACCTCGTGGTATAATACTTGTTCTGCAAATGGGTTGTTGTCCGTATTTTGGTCTAATGTTATTAATTGCTTATCAGCTTCGCAATACCCATTACACTCTAATTTATCTAATCTTTTATGGTCTATTTTAATTGCCCATTTAAGTGCGCCTAAGTAAAATTCTTTGATTGGTTTAATCATCGTCTTATCTTTTTCTGTGGCTGTCATTTAAAATAGCCTCTCTTTGTTTTTGATAATACTTTTGGTTTTCATTTTATAAATTTTTAGTTAATAACCCGCACTAATAATAACACTGTATAAAAGCCATTTAAAAACAGGCTTATAACAGCAAATCATAAACAATAAGTAAAGGTGTTTATTATAAAAAGCCAAGGATATAGAATTTTGCTACTTAACGAGGATCCCCCTCGCCCCGCATATAGTATATTGACATATGGGATGGGATAATAATATATAATACCTAAAGGTATATATTATTATACCCATACCCATCTAGTATGTAGATAGGAAGAGAAAGCTTAAACATAAGTTTAAATAACAGGGATAAATCCCTGTTATACAATTGAATACATGAAGCACTGATAGAATTAAGTGGTAAATCTACATACCTATGGCTTTTATATATAAACAACTATGAAGATAATTAAAGTATTAGTAGAGGATAAACATATGCCTGCCTTTGAAGTTAACCTTAGGGAATGCGGATTCCCTCTCTTCAAATCTTCCCTTTACAAGGATAACCAATTTATATATACAATTCAAACCCCAGATGGTAAAGTGAACGATGTGTACCGACTAGCCCAATATTACAGAGATAAATCATGAGAGTTCTAGGTATATCTGCAGGTAATGGAGTAATGCTCTACCCTTTCAAAGAACATGTAATAGGTAATATAGAGGTAAGGTCAGATTATACTATAGGTAAGTATCCTCACCAATTCCATCTTAACTTCCCAGATGCGTTCTATACAGATAAACTGTATAATACCCAGGACCCAGTAGATATAGTAATAGGGCACCCTAAATGCGGTCAGTCTTCTATGCTTGCTTTATCCCGAGGTAAAACCTTTAAATCCCATAAGGATGAACCCTCCCTAAACATCTTTATCGAGGGAATACAGAAATATAGACCAAGGTTATTCTTACTAGAGAATCTACCTAAGCTCCTTGATTCCTATTCAATGAACGACTTCGCAGTCCTATTCCCTGACTACCTATTGGATTCCTGGATAGGATCGATGAGTGCACTGGGTAATTCCCAAAAAAATAGGAAAAGGTTAATAATAACGGGTGTAAGGAAAACACGGGGTCGCTTTGCCGAAAAGGCTCGCGCAGCCCTACTCCATAAATTCCAAATGGGGAGACCTAGACATACCGACCAACTTTTAAAGGACCTTCCCTTTAACGGTTACTTTAGACCTCCTTTAGATGAGATAATAGCTTTATATGGGGGAACTTCCATGTCCTATCAGGATATAAAAAAATTATGGGTATCATTAGCCCCAGCAACCAGAATAAAGACCCCAAATGAATCTTTCAGTACAGCACCTGGAGTATATCGAGACGGTGAAGATAAATTCCCCAATACTATCAGGAAATCCAACAGATGCTTCTCGCCAGCTGGTTTATCTTACACTCCAAGGCAAAGAGCCAGAATACAAGGGGTCCCTGATGAGTTTTTAATCTTAGACCCATTTAATAGTGAACACAATGAAAAGACGTTATTTAATAAAGGCTGCGTTACTATGGGGTCTACTCCCTGCTATGAGGTGGCTGAATGGTTCCATAAAGTCCTTAAGCCATTATTACATGGCCTGTAAAATTACAAGTATTCCCCTTTTAATTATGAAACAGTGACTAGACAAGAATTAGCGATTTTAACAAAAGTAGCAAGCGATCCATTTTACTTTTCGGGTTTTGCTAAAATAGTCCATCCAATACAGGGGAAAATCCCATTTGATTTGTATGCTTTCCAAAGAGGAGTTCTTTGGAATTTTATGTACCACCAATTTAATATCGTGGTTAAGTGCAGGCAAATGGGTTTAACCGAACTTCTAGGATTCTATGTACTTTGGTTAGCTATGTATCATAGCTATAAAAACATAGTAATGATTTCTCTAAAGGATAGGGTGGCTAAGAAGCTTTTACGAAGAGTAAAACATATTTACGCTAACCTACCTCCTATACTACAGATACCTATTATAAATGGTAGGTCTGGGGATATGGGAACAGGTTCTGAAATGCTTTTTTCAAATGGGTCTAGTATCACTAGTATCCCTACAACGGAAGATGCAGGTAGATCAGAAGCTGTTTCATTGTTAGTGATGGATGAAGCTGCTATTATGCAATATGCCGAAATTATATGGACGGCGGCTTTTCCTACATTATCTACTGGAGGTGCTGCTATAGTGAACAGTTGCGTAACTGGTGATACCGTAATAATTGGCGAAAACAGTAATTTTAGAATTGATACTGTTTGCCCTAAAGAGTTTGGGAAGATGGATATTAAACATCTAAAACTAAGAGTCTTAACCCATACTGGGGCTTGGCAAAGAGTAATAGGAGCAACTAATAAAGGAGAGCTTGAAACTTGGGAAGTACAAAACACATTTGGAGATACATTAAAATGCACCCCAGCTCACAAGCTTCTAACCCCACAAGGCTGGAAGCCAGTATCGGAGATAATAGAAGAGGGGTATAATGCCATATTTTATGATACTGGGTTAGGGGCTATAAAAGAGCCTCCTATAACTATACCCCCAGAGGAAGAGGTCTTACGGCCAATACCAGGGTTTCCAAAATACCTTATCTCTAACATGGGCAAGGTATTCATAAACTTAAAGGATAAGCCTCATAGTATCTATTCTGGGGAACTAAAAGAAAAGAAATTAATAACTAACCTTGCTGGGTACAAGCGAGTTAGTTTAAAACATAATCGGGTAAAGAAGAAATTTACTTTAGCCCGGTTAATGGTCGAAGTCTTTATGGGAGAAATACCTGAGGGTTTCGTAGTTGATCATATTAACACAATTATAACCGATAACTATATAACTAACTTAGAAATAGTATCTAGGGTAGAAAACGCAAGGCGAGCTACTCTTTATTCTCGATCTCTAAGGCTTAGCCATAATATTGGGGATGGTTTTCCTTCTCTACAATTAGTGGGTTTAATTAAACAAAAAACTAAGGAGTACGGAGATTATTATGGGGTTGGTAAAAAGGTTGCTAAAGAATGCTCTGAAGAACTCGGTTTTGAGGTTGATCGAAAATATACCCAACGGGTGGCTAGGGAGGATAGAAATACAAATATCCAGGTATCTACCATAACTTTAGTTAGAAAATATTTAGACAATATTTATGATATCTCGGTAGAATATGATTCTTCTTATTTTACAAATACTAAATTTACGTCCCAAAATACCCCTTATGGGGTTGGTGGGTTCTTTTATAATACCTGGCAAGATGGGTTACTTGGGATAAACGGCTTTAATAATATGAAGCTCACCTGGGATATGCACCCAGACCGGGATGAAGAATGGTACCTCAAAATGCGTAATGCTCTTGGCGCAAAAAGAACTGCTCAAGAAATTGATGGTGACTTTCTTGCTTCTGGAGATACAGTATTTGACCTATACGATATTAAGGCTATTGAAGATGATCTAGTCGATCACCCAGTAATAGAGAAGAGATTAAACGGAACTCTATTAATTTTCCATAAACCAGTTCCCGGAGAATTTTATTTTATCGGGGCTGACGTTGCAACAGGACGAGCAAAGGATTATTCTTCTTTTTCTATTATGAACAGAGCGGGTAAAGAGTTTGCCGCTTTCAAAGGTAGGATTGCAACTAATAGATTTCGGGATGTTTTAATGGGTATTGGAAAGGAATACAACTTCGCTCTACTTGGACCCGAGGCTAATGACGTTGGAGAAGCAGTAGTTAGTGGGATACAAGAACGGGCTTACCCGAATCTGTATTACACACAACAGATAGTAAAAGAAAAACGTAGTGCTAAACCCATAACTAGGAAGGTTCCAGGTTGGTATACTACAGGTAAAAACAGAGGAACCATACTTACCCTATTAGAGGAAGACGTAAGGGAAGATTTAGTGGATATTGCAGACCCTTTCTTTGTAAATGAGGCTTATACCTTTATTTATGATGCTTCAAATAGGCCAGTAGCTATGAATAAGGGTGATTACATCGGAGACGGTTCTGAAACTTATTCGGATGATAGTATAATGGCTAAGGCTATAACAAATTATATGAGACGCGGAAAGCAAGTACCTTCTGAAACAACAGTACCAAAATAATATGGATAATTTCTTTAGTATTATACCTAAATTTAAAACCACCCCAAAGAAAAAAGTGAAGGAGGTAGTAAAATTACCTGGACAGCGTTTGTCAGTACCTACTATTAACCAATCCTTTATAGCTATGAAAAAAGCTGTAGAGTTTGTTAAACCAGGTTTTGAATACGAATACATCCCAGTAATTCGAAAACTATTAAGGGTAAACAGCAGTGTAAGTTTAGCTGCTACTAATATCGTAGAATTAGCTAATACCGGTTATACTCTAGAGTTTGATTCGGGGGTTTCTTCCGAACAGTCTAGAATTATGAAAGAACGCATTACCTCAGTTTCTAAGAATTGGGGTTCAGGGGTTGCAGGGTTACATGGTTTAATAAACAAACTAATCTATCAGGTTTACGTTGGTGGAGCAATTTCTTCTGAATGGGTAGTAAAAAATGATTTAACGGGTATTTTAAACCTAGCTTTAGTAAATGCTGAAACGGTAAGAACCCATTATAATAGAACTAAGCAAGTATACGAATGGTACCAAATTCCCGCTACAGCAGCAGGCATAATTACGGTATTATCGGATATGGAATTAAAAGACCATATAAAACTTAATCCTGCTACTTATTCATACTATGCTTTAATTGGCGATGAGGATAGCCCAATAGGGATTCCCCCATTTATGTCCGCTCTGGACGATATCAGTGCTCAATTAAAAATGCTTAAGAATATTGGGTATGTATCTGACCAATTAGGGTTAATGGGATTCATGGAAATTCTACTACAAAAACCTGACCAAAGAGAGGGTGAGAGTAGGGGTGCTTTTATTACTAGAATGGAGTCCCTATTAACAAATACTAAGACCTCTGTTAAAGATGGGTTAAAAGATGGGATTATAGCTGGCTTTGAAGATGACCACCAATTTGAATTCCACTCTACTACTAAGGATACTGGGGGAGTTGCAGATATATTCAAAATTAACCAGAGTATGGTATCAAATGGGTTATTTACCACTGATGCTTTTATGAATGGTGGAGGTGGTGGAGCCGAAACAGCTATTACGGTGGTATTCACTAAAATGCTGTCTCAGTTACATAATATCCAAACTGCTATAGCTGAAGTATTAGAATATGGGATTACCTTAGACCTAAGATTAGCTGGGTTCACTTTTAAGACTGTAAAAGTTGGTTTTAAGCCTTCTACTATTACAGATGAACTAAAAACTCAACAATCACGGGAAATCAAGGTTAGAAACAACCGTATTATGTATGCTGATGGGATTATTGGTATGGATCAATATGCTACTGATATGGGCTATGATAAAGCTGATCAAAAGGAACCCAGAGTAGAAATAGACCCAAATAAAACTGCTGATGATGAAGTAGCAAGAAAGAAAAAGGAAACCGATAAAGATGCTGGGGACCGTTCTACTAGGGACAAGAAAAAGGCTCAACCAAAGAGAAATGATCAAGATTCAAAAAAACGTTAAATAATGAAGAAATTACCACAAGGTTTAGAATTAACTTTTAGAAATGGCCATTCCCTTATATTAGGGCATAAACCTCAAATCGTTTGTGCTGAGGGGTTATGCGAAAACATACTAACTACTAAAAACCAAGAGAACGTTGCTTCCTTTGGTTTATTTGGGGGAAGTGCTGATGTAAACAAATTTTACCCAGATATTACTGCTGATGATTGGATGCCCAAAGATGCAGACTTTATTGAGCCTGTATTTAGGGGTTTATCTGAAACTATGGTATCTTATATGGGTATACCCATATCCTTTAAGAAAGCAGGGGTTTTAAAAGCTTCTATGAACCTATTAAAGGGTGTAACCGTAAACACTAACCATGATACCGAAACCGAGAATGCTGTAGGGTCTGTATCTAAAGTAGTTTGGCAAGAGGGTTATAGAGCTAACGGGGTTAACGTACCAGCTGGTATAAACATGGTATTAAAGATCGATGCTAAAAGTAACCCCAGATTAGCTCGGGGTATAATGATGGACCCTCCTTCTATTCATTCTAATTCAGTTACTGTAAGATTCAACCATGTAATGTCTCACCCTGAACTAAACGAAGAGTTTTGGAACCTTGCTGGAACTAAGGACAAAAAAGGTAAACTTATCCACTTAATAGCAGATGAGATCACTTCTTACAAAGAAACCTCATTCGTTAACCACGGAGCTGACCCATATGCTCAAAAAATAAATGATGATGGAGTAATTAATGATCCCAAGTATGCTTCTGGGGTATACGACTTCTCCGAAGATAAAACAAAAACATTTTCTAACATAAATAAAACCGATATGGACTTTTTAGAATTAATTACCAGTCTCGGGCTTACCATAGAGGGAGTCCCCGACAATGTAGCTTTAATTGCACATTTTAAAGCGATTGATGAAAACCAAATTCCAGAAGGAATTGACCTTACTGCTATGCAGGTAGGAGTAGATGAATTAGCTGCTCTTAAGGTAGTAGATGAAAATCTTACACCTGAAACTTTAACTGCTCTTACAGCGAATCAAGTAACTGAAGAACAGACAACTATCCTTACATCTGTAAAAGATGCTGGTGGGGTTACTGAATTAGTTGAGCAATCTAAACTTGGTAACACATACCTAAGTAACATTAGGGAAAACGCTGTAACCCAGTTCAAAATCACTGCTGGAGAAACCCCAAGTGAGGAAATCATTGCTACTATTATGGGTGCTGACCTTAAAGCTGCAAAGGCTTTTGAAGCTCAATATTCTGCTGTAGTTGAAGAGAAATTCCCAATGAAGTGTATTACTTGCGGTTCAACAGAGATTTCAAGATCCTCTGCTAATAACCCTCCTGCTGACCCTAAGACTCCTAAAACATTCCAGGAAGCTAAAGATGAATTCGCTGAAAAATCTCGTAGAAGTGCTAAAAGCATCCATGGAGAAGCCGAATAAAGTACAAGTAAGACCATTCTTATTATAACTAAATACGGGGAATAACCCCATAATCAGAAATTAATTTTTTAATTAACTAAAATAGAAAATATGCCTTATTCTGTTGGTGCGAATACTAAGTCGACCTTTGAAGTGGGTCCAGAAGCACATAAACTATTTCTAGAATTCGAGGTGGATGGAACAATCCACGTTGGACAGCCCGTTACACTTCACGCTGACGGGAACACAGTATCTCCCGCTACAGCCGCTAGCCTTGAGACTGATATCGTAGGGATATCAATCCATGAAGGCCAATCTGCTTACGGGGACTTTGTAACTATCGCTATGCGAGGTTATGCAGTAATTCAAGCTAAAGCAACCGAAGTTATAGTTCCGGGGCCTATTATTTATTCCGGCTACGATGTCTCAGACGCTTATTCCGGTAATCAAGAAACATTTGGTGGGTACAATCTGGTAGGTAACTGCACAGGGCCTACTCAAGTAGACACAGTAACTATCTCGGGTTCTAGTGGCGATTGCACTATAACTGCAGGGGGTATAACTAATACTGTAGCTTATGATACCAGTGTTGCTAAGACCATTACCGATTTTGTAACTGCCTTTGCCACTGACTATGCTGCTGTAGGAATTATCTTAACTTATTCTGCTACTACTCTAGTATTTACAGGGACTGTTGCGGGTAAAGGTTTTACTACTACTTCAGCTGATGGTACCACCGATTTATCTGGTGCTGTAGTTCATACTACACCCATTAATACTGCACAGGTTGATACTGTAACCTTAACAGGTACTACAGGTACTGCTAACGTAACTGGAGTAGGTGGGTTAACTAAACTTGCTACTTTTAATGATAGCCTTACTCAAACTGCTACAGATTTTGTAACACTTTGGGCTGCTGCTTATTTAGTAGAAGGCGTAGTATTAACTTCTTCTACTACTACTTTGATCTTTACAGCTAATGTTGCTGGTACTCCTCATGCTGCTCCCGTTGTAACTAACGTTACACTTACACTTGCTGGAACTAACGTTGCGACTACACCGAACGTTGCTGCTGGTTGGGTAGGACGTATCTGGGGTTGGGCTTTAGATGCAGCTGCCGCTGCTGGAACCATCATAAGAGTTTTGATTAAAGACTAGGGAAACCTAGCTTTTAATTTGCTTATAAATAAACTGATTAATTCACTTGTAAATTCACAAACATGAATATTGATAAATTCACAGCATTTCAGGATGGTGATACCAATAAGCTTAAGAAGCTTGTAAAGTTAGCTGAAAGTATCCGTAAGGATAAGAATAAGCCCACTGATGTTACCTTCGCAGAAATCGTAAAAAGCCAGCTTAGCTTGGGAATAGACGATTTCTATAGAACTGTAGGGGTAGACCCTGCGTTCGACACAATTGAAAACTTATTTACAACCCCCGACGAAGATGTTCGCTGGCTTATCCCCGAGATATTCCGTGACTCTTTGCGTTTGGGTTATAGACAAGCTCCAATTTGGCCATCGCTAATCGCGTCAGAAGAACAAACAAATGGCCTACAGCAAATTCTTCCTTCTGTTAATATGTCCGATGCTACTCCACGAAGAGTGGGTGAAGGCGAGACTATTCCAGTTGGAACTTTAAGTTACCAGTCAAAGAGTTTTGACATCCATAAATTTGGACGTGGTATTAAAGTTGTTGATGAGGTTCTTCGTTATGTAAACCTTAATGTAGTATCCATTTATTTCCAGGATTTCGGAATGAAGATGGGCTTAGGAGTAGATTCTTTAGCAATCGATACCCTAATTAACGGTGAACAAACAGATGGCTCTGAAGCTGCTCCCGTAATAGGGATTGCTGTTCCAAACACTCTTACTTTCCGTGACATCCTGAAATTATGGATTAGGTTATCTAAAATCGGTCGTACTCCTAAGCTATTCGTAGGTGGGGAAGATATGGCTCTAGATACAATGGACCTAACTGAATTTAGCGCTTCAGCTAATACTGCTTCCGCTGAATACAAGCTTAACGTGAAGATGCCACTTCCTCAAGGATCTGATTACTATATTCACGGTGCAATTCCAACGAACCAGCATTTGATCGTAGATCCTACTGCTGCTCTTTTAAAACTTAATGCCGTACCTATGATGGTTGAATCTGAAAGGATTGTTTCTAACCAATCACAGGCCTGGTATGCTTCCTTTACTCTTGGTTTTGCCAAGTTATTTACAGATGCTTGCCTTATTCAGGATCAGTCCAAGAATATTACAGCATATCCCATTCCAGATCAGCTTGATTATGCCGCTGCTCAACTGGTAACCATGACATAGTTTAATTACTTTTTTGGGTTAATAAAGGCGAAAGAGCTGGGCTTACCGCTCAGCTCTTATCGTTTAAGTTTATAAAGTATTAGTAATCTATAAGTTACTATACTTAAGTGCCATGGGATTCTCCCTAAGTACACCAAAAAGCATTCTGGTATCACATTTTTATTTAAAAACTAAATTCATAATTATGCCACAAGTAACATTAGGAAAATCCGCTACAAGTTTTTCTGATCCTGTATCTAAGTTAACACTAGCTAAGGGAGAAGTAAAGGACTTACCAAAAGGTCCACATTCCTGGATTCTAAAAAGAGCCATAAGGGGTGGCCATGTAATGATTATTAAGGACGCTGTAATTGTAGCTCCTCCTGAACCCCCTAAACCTCCAGAACCAACTCGGGCAGAGAAATTAGGTGAACTAACCCGTAATGAGTTAATGGCTGAATTCGACTTTATCGATGAGGACCATGTAGTTGAAGCAGATAAGAAAAAGACTAAGGCAGACTGCCTAGAATTCCTCTTATCCATTGAAGGTGAATACGCTGACTAAATAAAAGCAAATGGCAATTCCAACTATACGTGCTATTTTAAATGGGATTTTATCCCCTATTACTGTTGATGATACTGTCTTTGAATTACATCAACAGAAATGGCAGTTCTTGTTATATGAGGCTATGGATATAACTGAAGCTAACGCTGAGGTTGAATCCGAATGGCCCTATTTAGCTAGATTGTTAATAGCGTATCTAGTCGTACGAGACTTGGTAAACAATGCAGCAACACAACAGATAATTAGTAATGCTGCGTCTGTAACAGCCACAACTGAGGCTGGGTCTAGTTCTAGTTCGGGTGTAATGTCGGGGGCCATAAAGAAAATTGAAACAGGCCCTGTAAATGTAGAAAGACACGATGCTGCTTCAGCATCCTCTAGTCTTTCTAAGGTTTACACTGCTCTATTTAATAGAGAGGGTTTATGGGAAGAGATCCAATCCCAGATATGTTCATTAGCAAACAGATTAGCAGTACATATCTCGGGCTGTAAGGATAAACCTATAATCCCTATGAAGGTTATTAGGGCTAGTGATTATTCTTACCAAGACCAATACCCAATAACTCCAGGTACAGTAGAAAGACCCGCAGAATGATATCCGCAGCTGAATGGACCCAATTTGCAACGGACTTAGCCACTTTCAATAGTGAGGTAGGTCAACAGACTGTAACTTGGAAACATGTTACCAAAAGTCTACCCCGTTACAACGAGGGTGAAACCAAGACCTATGCTTCTAGGAGTCTCTTATGCCTAGTTTCATATAATGATTTTAGGGTGTGGCCCACTAGTGATGAGACACAAGCTGGTGCTATAGATAAGGAATACTGTTACTTACTATTAAACAATGCTTACCTAACAGCTAACAGCTGGTTAAATAGTAATAAGGTCTTAGACTATACTAAAGGCCAGGATATCTTTTTAGTAAATGGATTAGAATACGAAGACTCTGGGGATACTCCAGCAGCTCAAGACAAAACCACTCCTTTATACAGTATACTAATCCTTAAACGTAAAACATCTGATACAGGTATAGTCTAATGGGTTACGCTTCTATAAATTCTGGGCATGGGATGGGGCCTCTCCAAACTCCCAGCCTAAACCTAGAAGTAAAACTAGAGGGAGAGTGGAAGAAGTTCGATACCCTTATGAAATACTTTAAGGGTGGTACCTTTAATCGGGGTATAAAAAGAGATATAGCAAAAGCCGAAAGAGATTTTCTTACGGCTAACAGAAAGAACTTAATTGCTGGCTTAGAATCTGGGGGTTCTAAAATAAAAGCTAATTGGCCTGCCCATAGTGGAGCTTATAAAAGTGGTAAGGGGATAGGTATTAAACATGGCTATTACCTAAATGCTATAAAGAACACTCGGATAATTGCAAAGGGCTACGTAGTTTCCCTTATGTTAGGTAAGGGTGATGCCAGTTTCGTTCCTGTAAGTGGTAAGGGTAAGAACCCCATGTCGGTAGGCCAGTATGCCCTTATATTTGAAAGGGGTCGTAAGGGTGGTTCTAGTAAACAACCCGCAAGACCTCTATGGGGAGCAGCCTTTGAATATACTGGGGGAAAGAAACAAGTTCTAGCTAATATGACAGGAGCAATTGGTAAAAGGCTAGGTAAGATGGGAATCCATATCCGTACTAAAAACCGTAGATACGTTAAATAATGTCAGTAATCCAACAAACCATAGAAAGGTCATTCTTTGAAGCTATCCGTTTACTGTTAGTATCAGAAGGATATACCCCTGACATTTCAGATACTACAGCTTTCCCAAACACTGACGCAGGATACGATGCATACTTATTAGCTTTAAAAACTATAGCAGAAGGAACAAAAGGTTTTGCTATTGAGGTATTCGGTACAGCTAACCCACAAGATCGGGGTTATAAAGCTTTACCTCGAATAACCTTACAGACTTCTGCCTTCCTTCCAGGGGATGTTGGGTTTGATACAACCCCACAACCAGTACTGAACCCTGCAACTAACAAGTACGATTTATATAGTTATGATAGCAGAACCTATGATTTGTTCCTAGATTGCAGGGTTTCAACTAAGACTCAGGAACAGCTTAGGATCCTAATGGATATCATCCACAGAGCTATTCCTTTGATGGGTAGCCTAGTTTATTATAATGATGCGACGGACCACTTTCAAGTTAACCTAGACTCGTTTCAAAGCTTAATAGATTCTGAGGATGGGATCTTAGAATATAACTATAGGTATGAAGTTCCAGATATCCAATGGGTAGATATAATTAAGCAAGTAACTATCCCCGCTGCGGGAATCGCACCAGTCAGTTTAATCACATTAAATGCTACTATAGAGGATAGGTTATTGGGTGTCCAGGGTAGTTTCGGAGTAATTGTTTCATAAGGACTTTAAAATAAACATAAATAAATATTTCAGATCATGGCAAAAGACACAGGTCAGGTTAATATAAACGTTATAAACCAGGCACAATCAGTAGATGCTCCAGCAACGGGCATCGTATATGTTGCAGGGGAAACAGAATATGGTATTGCAAATGAACCCCAAGATTTAATAAAGAGCTGGACCCGATTTCAGGTACTTTATGGGGGATTAACTTCTGGTAATGATTTTCCTCTACATTGTAAATTAGCAATCCAAGCTGGGGCAACCTTAAGAGTATGTAAAGTAGTAGAAGAGGGAGTAGCTGCGATTGCAACTGGGGGAACTTTTGTAACCTCTGCTCCAGCAGACCTTTTCGCTTTTACTACAAAGGGAGTGGGTCTTTATTATAATGATTTTACTGCTGTAGTTTCTGCTGCAACCAGTGGAACTTCCGGATATTTCAAAGTAGTTATTAATGATGTTACTGCCGGTACTTCAGAAACTTATGACGAATTGGTTTGTGACGTGGGTGGTACAGCTGTTGGGGCTTGTACATATCTTAAAGCGATAGCCGATAACTCTTTATTAGTAGATGTAGTTTACAAGGATATCTCTGCACTATCAGGAAGTCTCATCCCAGTTAACGGGTCTAAAACCTTTACAGGTGGCCTAGATGGAGCAGCTCCAGATATTACCGATTACACAGGACTAGAAGCAACCAAAACTGGTATCCGTGCCTTTGACGACTATGACGACGGAACAATCTTAGCTATTCCCCATAAAAACGAAACAGCTTTTGCAGGGCTATATGCGATGGGCTCAGTCTATGCAATACTAAGAGAAGATATAATATATCTACAACACGTAAGTAATACCCTTGTTACAGATACAACCATCTTAGGAGAGATCAGTGGGTTCGCTGCTACTAAATACACAGGTATAATTAGTGGTGGTATTAAGGTTACTGACCCAACTCTTGGTGGGGTTAAAAGTATACAAGCAATGGGTGAACTTTTAGGGGTTATCGCATCTTCACATAATACTTATGGGCCTTGGTACGAACCTACTAACTATATTAGGGGTAATTTCCCAACAGCCTTAGGGGTAGTTAATAACTTTGGGTCTTCGGCTATGTTTGCTGACCTTAATACTTTAGCACAAGGTAGTGTTAACATGGTTATTAATCGTAACAATAGGGTTATGCTTTGGGACTTTTATTCTATGGCAGAAGCTACATCCCCAGAGAAATTCCTCTCTATCATATTCCTAGAGCTTTATATGATCAAGTCTCTCCAACCTTCACTAGAAAGTTTCTTAGGAGACCCCAATACTTTCGCTACATGGAAAAGTATGTATTATACAGTTAAACCTTTCTTAGATGGTTTAATAAACGATAATGCTATCTTTGAATATGAATGG